CGTTTGCGCCATCTTCGCTGAGGACGCAACCAACCGCTTCAACGCTTTGGTCGCCTACCAAATCGCAGGCACCAAGGTCTTCGCGGTGTTCTCCAACGTCGGCAGCGGCAGCTTACCGAACGCAGGCGACGAGGAATTCGACGTCGCTGGCTACATCACCAGCATCGAGCAGACGGCTGGCTTCGAGGATAACGTCACCTGGTCGCTGACCATGGACCTCACCGGCGCTGTCGTACGTGAGACCATCGTCTGATGCTGGTTGAACTAAGCGGCCGCACCTTTACCCTGCGCGCATCCCTCGGGGCGTGGCGCAAGTTCGAACAGAACACCGGCGTGAAGGTGGCGAACATCGACCAGACAGACGTCACGCGCATCCCGGAGTTGGCCTACTATTTTGCCGAGGCAGGAGCCAAAGCGAACGGCCACACATGGGACTTGACTGCGGACGACTTCTTGGAGCTCTGCACCATCGCCGACCTTGAGACCCTCACGCAGGCCGTAGCGGCCTTGCTCGGAGGCGACCAAAAAAAAAGCGCGGCAAAGGCAAAGCCCTGAACTGGGACGAACTTGAAGCGACGGGGTTGGGCCAGCTGGGCCTGACCCCGTCTGTGCTTTACGGCCTCACCTTTGCCGAGTTCAACAACGCAGTGACCGGCTTCTTCGAGCTCGAGAAAGAGCGCGACCAGCGCGAGTGGGAGCGCACTCGGTGGCTGGCCTGCCTGCTGCTGAATCCACACACCAAGAAGCGCCTCAAGCCCGAGGACATCGCCGAGTTCCCCTGGGAGGCAAAGCGGAAACCCGCTGCGGATGGCTTGGCTATCTTGCGCCAAATAGCAAAGAGCAGTAATGGCTAAACTCGGCGACCTCATAGTCCGCGTAGGGGCGGACACCCGCGAGTTCAACAAAGAGCTCGGCAAAATTCAGCGGCAGATCCGGCAGACGTCGGACAACATCATGGACATGGGCAAAACCATGACCATGGGCGTGACGCTGCCCATCGTGGGCCTGGGCGCTGCGGCCGTGAAAGCCGCCGCCGACCTCGAGACCATGGAGACGCAGTTCATCTCGCTGACCGGCGGAGCTGAGCAGGCGGGCGCCATGGTGGACCAGCTCAACCAGTTCGCTGCGGCTACACCGTTTCAGATTGAGGAGATTGCCGGAGCGGCTCGCCAGCTCTTGGCGGCTGGCACCGACATCAGCCAGGTGAACGAGCAGCTGGGATTCCTCGGCGACATCGCCGCGACCTCCGGCGAAAGCATCGAGGACATCACGGCAATCTTCGCCAAGGTCCAAGCCAAGGGCAAGGTGGAGTTGGAGAACTTGAACCAGCTCGCCGAGCGCGGCATCCCAATCTTCACTGCGCTGAGCGAGGCCACCGGCCTGCTGCCGTCGCAGCTGGGGGCGGGAGCTGTCACCGTCGAGCAGTTCAACGCCACCCTGCGCGGATTCGCGGAGGAGGGCGGCTTTGCACACGGCGCCATGGAGCGCCTCAGCCAGACGGCGGCCGGCAAGTTCAGCACCGCGCTCGACAACTTGAAGCAGGCGGGCGCCTCGCTGGGCAACGTGCTCCTGCCGTACGTCACCGCGGCCATCGACAAAGTCACGGAACTCGCGGCCGGATTTATGAAATTGGACGACAGCACCAAGACCACCATCGTGGTGGTGGCTGCGATTGCGGCGGCCATCGGCCCGGCTGTTATTGCGTTCGGCGCTTTGCACAAGGGATTCGTGGCGGTGAACCTGGTGCTGCCCGCCCTGCGCACGGCCATCATGAGCGTCAACGCTGCTGTACTTGCTAACCCCTACGTCGCAGCGGCTGCCGCCATCGGCATCCTCGCGGCAGCGATGCTGACCTACAAGGACGCCAGCGACAAAGCGCGGGCGGCGAAGGAGGACTTCGACGAAAGCATCAAGGACAAGACCGGCCGCGCGGCGATGGAGCAGATCGCGGCTGCAATGCGCGACACCAACGTGCAGTTGGCAGACGCGCGCCGCAAGTACGCAGAGCTTAGAACGATACAAGAGGCGCAGGGCGTTCGTGCTTCGAACTCCATCATCCGACAAGCTGGCGAAACAGGTGAGCTAATTAAGGTACTCGAAGACCAGGTAATTGCCTACCAGCGCCAATACCAAGAGGCCAGCAAGCAGGAGCAGCAGCGCATCCGCGACACCAAGACCATGAACGACCAGACGGTGGCCCGCGCAGCCAACGTCGAGGTGAGCGACAAGGAGCTGAAGAACCTGAAGGATCTTGAGCTTGCGCGCCTCAAGGAGGCCCACGCCATCGAGGAGGCCACGCAGGCCATGCGCGACCAGCAGCTCGTGGAGCTTACTACGCCAAGTGGCGCAGGCATGGCGCTGCCAGGACTTGATGAGCTAAACCTCTTCGAGATTCCGGGCCTCGAGGAGGAGGTATGGGAGGCGCCTACGCAAAGCGCGGAGGAGTACTTTGAAAACCTTGCGCGGATCCGTGAGGAAATGCTGCTGCTCGCCGAAACCTCCGCAACCTGGGGGATGCAATTCGGCGAGGTAATGGGCCAAATTGTGATGGGCACAGAGGGCGCGAGCGAGGCCTTCAAGTCGTTCGCTTCATCGGCTGTCGACGCGGCGTTCAACGCAGCCACCGCCCTTGCAATTCAGGCGGCAGGGCAGACGGCAGTCGGCGCAGGACCGGCAGCCGCTATCATCCTGCCTGCGCTCATCACGGCGGGCATGGGCCTGATGAAGTCGGTCTTTTCCAACATCATGGAGTTTGCCGACGGTGGCATCATCAGCGGGCCTACCGTCGGTCTCATGGGCGAGTACTCCGGCGCGCGCACCAACCCGGAAGTCGTCGCACCTTTGGACAAGCTGCGCAGCATGATAGGCGGAGCCGGTGGCAACGTCGTCGTGACCGGCCGCATCTCCGGCAACGACCTCCTCCTGGTTAACGAACGGGCCTCCATCGACCGGGGCCGCATCCGCGGATTCTAATGGCTTACAACCTGAGGCTGTACAGCGAGTTTCTTGATCAGGACGGCAACGGCTGGCGCGTTAACATCTACCAAGACGGCTACCTCGGCAGCACCTACACATTCAACCTGGGCGGCGAGGGGTTCACGCTTTCGTACGAGGGCGACAACCAAAGCAGGCACCAGCCTATCATTGGCTCCTCGGTCAGCATCCCATTCACTGAAACCACGAGCGACCACAGCACCTTCATCGAGGCGCTGGCGACATCGGCCGAGGGCGAGTTTACCGTCGCCATCATCAAGGACCCCGACGGAGTGAACACGCTCTACTGGGGCGGAGTGCTGCAGCCGGACCAGTGCGTCATTCAAGACGAGTACTTTCCCGTGCGTACCACCCTGCGCGCAGTCGACGACCTGGGCAACCTGAAGAACGTGCTGTACAACAACGGCGGCACCGGCTACGGCCTCGCCTCGCCCAGCACTGTCGTGGATCATCTCATCATCGGCCTCTCGTGGGTGCGCCAGTCGCACCTGTGGGGCACGAGTACAGTGATGCTCAAGTACGTCGACGACTTCCGCAGCGACGACCACGTAGCGGCGAGCAACTTCCTGTACAACACGAAGGTGCTGCACAACAGCTTTTACAACCCGGACGAGGACGGCGTCAACCAGTTCCTGTCCATCTACACAGTGCTCGAATCTTTCGCGACGGCATTTAACGCGCGCATCTTTCAGGCCAACGGCACTTTCTGGTTCATCCCAGTAGGCGCATACCAGTACAGCACCACACTCAACTTCTTCACCTGCACCAAAGGCGGAACCGTGAGCGGCAGCAGCACCTCGCTCAACACGGTGCTCACCCTCGGCACCGACGTCATCAAGATGGCGGGCTACGAGCACAGCTTCCTGCCTCCTTTGATGCGCGTGGAGCGGCCGCAGAACTACAGCGGAAACGTGCCGCGCATCTTCGCCAACGTCTACGAGAAGACCGACTTCGGCACAGCGTTGGAAGACGCTGACTTTGACTACGCCGCCAACAGCGTGCTGCGTCTCAGCGGCACCGCCTACATCACGCAGCCGGGCGACGGCACCACAACGGGCAACGCTCGCGTGGGGCGCTTCCTCCTGCGCTTTACGCTCAAGGTGGGCAACTACTACCTGCGGCGCACTGCGACCTTCGCAGGGGTGCAGAACCTGTTTCAGATGGAAGTCGGCAGCGTGCTGAGCTACGAGCCGCACACGTACAACACCACGACCTGGTCGCTGACTGCCGGGCCCTTCGAAATCGTGACCGACGTCTACGACATCAACGAGGGCTGCACCGGTGAGGGCGCGCTCGTGGTGGCTATGGACATCGTGACGCCACCGCTGACAGCGCAGTCGAATAGCATCGAGCTCACGGGCGCAATTCAGAACGTAAGCTACCAGGGCAACCTGTCGAACGTGACGAACGTCAACACGAACTACCGGGTGCAGCTGCTGCGTGTGGATCAGATTGAGGAGGACGCTACCAACGGCGACGAGGTGACGTTCAGCGCGCATGGGCTCAGCTCCTCCCGCGTGGTGTACGAGCAGCCCAAGGTCTACGTAGGTGATGCCGTCTCGCAGAACAGCAAGGGCATCCTGAAGATTGTGGACGGCGGCCAGTTGCTGCCGAGCACCGGTTGGAC